GTGGAAAACCCTGAACCAGATCCTGTACCAATACTCGCCGCGTTAATACTAATAGTATCTCCAACAACAAAAAATTGACCGCCATTATTTATTGTAAAAGATGTAACGATGCCAGCATTAGAAATAGTTAATGTACAAGTTGCGTTTTGTCCGGATCCGCCAGTAATAACTATGTTTTCATATGTACCTGATGTATAACCAGATCCGCCAGTTAAAGAACCAATCCCAGTAATAATACCCTGCACAATTGATGGTGGGTAATAAAAGTAATGCAACTCCGCATTATATGATTGATCTGGTGTTGGACCTAAAAGACAACTTAATTCTGTTTGATTAGAGTAAGTTGGTCCAAAAATAGAATAGTATTTTGGCGTACCTTGAGCCGTTGGATTTGGATATGCTTCACGAATAAAGTTAACATCTTTGTTAAGTAGATAAGTAAACGGTACGGTTGTGTAATCATTTGTATAAACTGCAATCGAATAGGTAGACAACCAATCTACAGGCAAAGATAAGTATTGATTACCAGCAGTTAATGTTCCAGTTACATTTTTACGTAAAGACGGGAAGTTAATCGTGTTAAAAACACGTTCTTCCGCTTGCTGAACAAACACAGGTATATTGGCTAGAAATAGCGCTTCTGTTCTCAGTATAGTCTTGTATCGCTTGATATAACTGGACATAGTTCATTACTTAGCTTGTTCTTCAATAATAGGTTCAGGAACTTGTTGACTTTGAACAGCGCGTTGAGCATTAATCTTTTGCAACAAAACAAATGCGCCGGTCTTTGTTGGCAACTCACCTAATACGTTAGCAATAAAATCTAATTCGTTATTTTCTAAATTAATAATCATGCCATTGGTCCTCTTGAAATTCTTCCTTTAGTTGCAGCACCTGCGCCACGCATTTCAATGCCTGAAGTTTTAGGTTCTTTAGTTTTGCCATAGCCAACGCCATTTTTAATTGGATCAAAATGATCTACATCTTTAGCGGCTTTATCTTCAGCATACTCACCCTTTGCCATTGCTTCTTGACCTGTAACTTTCTTACCAGTCATGGTATGTGGGGGTGCGTATTCAGACGCTGGTCTATTGTTAATCTTAGCCATTATTTGCTCCCTGGTTTTTGATTCTGCGCGCGAGCTAAATTGCGCCCAACGGCTTTCATTTTAGCATTAAGTCCAGAACCGCCTTTTGACTTTGCACTATCAATTACTTTAGGTCCATCATTAGGCATAACATCAACATTAGTTCTGCCTCTTTCAATTACTCGTCCGTCTCCGGCTTTTCTGTATGTCATATTAATCTCCTAATTTACTGTTACTGTTACGCTATGTACATTACCTACGCCAACTAAAGCGTTAGGTGTTAATTTTCTATCAAAAGAACTTGATCCACCTACTGGATACCAACCCCATTGAAACTGTCTGCTACCATCATCAGGATACCCAAATATATTTATACCTGAACCGTAGTAACTTATATCCGGTCTTGGCTCACGAACTGCTTGTGGGTCATTGACTGGATACATACCAAGTTGTAACTGCGGCTGGTCAGGATCCCAACACGTTGGACATACCTTAATACTAACCAATTTTGTCTTAATGGTTAGTTTCTTTAATTGTACTAGTTTATACCTTTGACCACAACGGTCACATTCTGCAATTGCATTTTTACCCGATGAATACTTGGTGGGCATAATTATCTCGCATAGAAAAGATTGCGGGGTACAAATCGAATTGGTGCAGTTTCTCTATCTTCAGCCGCTGCTAAATCAAATTGTTTCTCATATTCTTGCTGTAAAAATAACACACGATTAGGATCTGTTCCTTGAATTTTCACGCTTAACATTGCAGCAAGTCCAGCTACAAAACAGTTAATAAATCGAAAAGGAATATCAGAAATATTTACACCACCACCCGCATCTTGAAGTCTACGCATACGCCAGTAAACTAATGTATAAGGACCACCACCGGCATCAGGAGTGGGCCAAACAACAATATTTGGTAAATACTGATTAGTAACTGCTGCGCCTATTGTATGAGTGGTTGCAGTAGTCCCATTTTGCCCTCTATAGCAGTTATATAAAGCATTGCCACTGATATTAGCGTAACCAATAATTTCATTATCAATCTGAACATAACCGCTCGATCTTAAGTTTTGAACTGAATTTAATGTAATAACCGTATCCGTTGCAGCAACATTAACTGCCAATGTAAATGCTGTCGGATTTGCATTCCCTGACTGACGATTAAACCATGATTGAATCGGGCGACCATATGTTAATTTATTTGGTATCGTTGAGTATGTTGACTCAGA